TTAAATTTAGACCATGGAATCATAACAATATCTCTTTCTTTAAAACCATCATAATTATAAACAGGATCCTGCTTTAGTTTTAATAATAAATTCATACCATTACTATCTAAGTTATTTACAATAACTTTAAGTAATTTACTAGGATTTTGTACAGTGCTTATTTGAATCATATCAGATAAAAATAAATGTACTAAGTCTTTGTCTATGTGCATTTTTGTTTAAATTTATGTTGATAAGGACAGACACTTATAAGCATCTGCCCTATCAACGTTGGTTACCACTTATCCACCTAACCATAATATGGTTTATAATACTGGTGTTGTTAGTCTACGGTATTCCGTAACAAAATTTCAAATGGTTTATCCATATTTACAAAATCTTCATGTAAATTAAAACCTGAATCTTTTATATCATGGAGTGACCACTCATCATAAAGTCTTTGATAAGTATAAGGTTTAACTTTTCTAGCAAAAGCTCTAGTACTCATTGTTAATTTTCTAATATAATTAATTGAGTCCCAATGATTCATAATATCTAATCCATTACGGTATACCGTATATTTAAAAGATATAGCACCCCATTGACAATCAATTCTCCATGGACCATGAATGTAAAAAAACATTTTATCAGGATGTAATAGTTTTGCAACCCATTTTCTTGTTATTGCAGGAAAATGAATTACATATGTAGTCTGATTTGTTCCAAAATTATATTGTTGGGTTACATGAGTACTCCAATAACTATTATTAAATGTAAGACTTGAGCCTTTTTCTCCTTTACCTTGAATAACAATATTGCCTTGATGACCTCTAAATAAACGTCCCCGATCAAAGTTATAAAGTTTCTTAGCAAATATTGCATTCATGATATCATCTGGTACTGTTTCTAAATTATGCATATAAGAAATGGGGAGACATTACATCTCCCCATGAATAACTTACTTACTTAATTCAGCAGCTATTTGTTCAGTCATGAGAGCGGGACAGGCTTTGACTTTATTTTGGTTATTTGCATAAGCAGCACATGTTTCATGTGTACTACAAGATTGTAACGATATTGCAACAGCTGTGATTGCAATAAAGTAAATGGCACATATAGTACCTGGTTTTGAAATAAACTTTTTCATGGTTTAAAATTTTATAGGTTTACGTTTAACATATTTTCTCCATTAACGAGACATTGTATATCAGTATCTTTATCTCTACGCTTTATAGCAATATCAATACTGGGTGTAATATGCTCTACTCCATCTTTAAAGTAGAAATACAATTCATCATTCTCTTCTTGAGAATATTTTTTTCTAGGTTTTTTATTCATAACTACGACAATAAGCTAAATATTCATTTCTATTCTGATCTCTTAAATAGACAAGATCAGATTCAATTGCATAATGAAGTAAAGAAGGATTATTATTTAACCCTTCTTCAATTTCATAGTTGTTTACAGGATATGCTTCTTCATTATTAATGATTGTAACAGTACCTTCAGCATCAGATGATAACTCAAGAGTGTTCAATCCTAATTTTTTTGATATAGCATATAATTGTTTATCATAGCTGATAAACTTTTCAGGTTCTAATATTTGGATATTCATATGATTGGTTTAAAGTCAAACTTAATTTGTGGTGTTATTCTTATTGCTAATGGACCAATAACTATCATTAAATCATCATCATCAATCATAAACATAAGACCAATAGACCAATAAAACTTTGCTTCTAATTTTGGTAATATTTTATGTTTTGATATTGAATAGATTCCTAATGCTTGAATATAACATCCAACTACAACAAGTGATAATAATATTGTTGTTTGAATACTAACTGATTCTTTCATAAGGTAATAATCAACACATATATATGTGGCAATTATTGGCATTGCTACTATTAATAGCATTTTAATTAGATACTTAAGTGAATTTTTCATGGTTTTGTTTTTAAATTAATAAATAAATAAAAAGCCAGCCCATTACAGACTGGCTTGCTCTCATCAACTTCCCTCTAACCGGAAAAGTCTAAGATCATTGGAACAACATATATAGCGTCTAAACAAAGACATAATAATGTTGCCATAATACTTTCTTTAATTGTGCCTTTAAAGTTTGGCATAATACATAATGTTATCATAATAAATTAGTTTTAAGTGGTTTTTTAATAATTCCTATAATTTGAGTATGTTGTTTAGTATCAGAACAACATACATATCCTGATTCAGGATCTGATGCACTACAGAATACTTCTGATTCCCAATGCTCTTTCACATACCTATCTTCTATATAATATTCTAAATACTCATCATAACACATATCATTTGTGGTAAAAGGTGCATGGTTATTTAAATAGTTTACATAGTGCTGTGCTTTCTTTAGTGTATTAAATATTATCATAGTTATAGGATTTAAGTGGTTAAAAATAAGTGTGATGATTTGTCCAAAGTTATGGTACTCGCTCACCACAGGCGAAATAGTTTTTTATTGGGAGATCACTATAACCCAAAGAGCTGAGAGCTTGACTCTTTACGTACAGATTAATTAACTTTTCAGTAATTATCTCACACAGTCTATTTCTAGTCTGTACTGTACATGTTCACGGATTAAGATGTCCGCCATCACTACTAAAGTGGTCATAAGTTCACTTTCATACCGCATGCCTTACGAGCTAAAGAGGGTGTCCCCTCACTACAGATACTACCGGATTCCTTCATAGCAAGCCTTGCGAGCTATCTATGCCTCCATATTACAGAAGGATAAGAACATTGTTGCCTTTAGTGGGCTCACAATAGTCTCCAAATTAATTTTGCTTTCTTTCTATTTTACTTGTTATTAGATGCGGATTGCACTCCGCTAAGATAGGATCCAGGTGAATGATAGAAGGCATTTGGAGTTTATGTAATCATGCTTCCTTTTGGGAAGTTTAGACTACTACTCCTACCTGCTTTTGCTTGTCAAGGCTACTCACTAAATTATTATCTGTATGAACACGTGATTTCTCACAGCATTCTAGATGCAAATTTTAATACCAGCTCTAAGTGCGACAACACCATAGTACCAATACTCATCTCAATTCTTATTGCCTTTTAAGCTCAAGAGCATGCCTGTCATACTCTCCACACAACTCACGTACCCGAAGGGATTTGACGCTGCCGTTATGTGGATATTGAAATACCCTTCTATAAAATACATATAGCGAACTATACATATCTCCAGGACCATAACCAAGTGGTCACCGGATTTATACCATTACTGGTTTATCTTAACGCCATGAGGGCTGGCGAACATTTCTTTAGACACTAATGCTACCTCAAGGATAGACATAAGCCACGGTAATGTTAAACGTTCCAAGGATTCTCACCTTAGCTTTCCACAGGTAGTTGGTAAAGAATGAATTCAAAGTATCTTCTTTCAACCAACAACGAGACTATGCTGCATCTTGTCCCTGTGACCATAGACGTAGTGATCAATTACGCCTATGGATTTTTTTTTGTGTATTATTAAAATACAATATTGTTGCTACTGTAGCTAAACCTCCAAGGATTAACCCCAAATCCGTTTGTCCTTCAAGGAACATAAGGATTGACATAGCTGTTAGTATGACACCTTGCATACATAACATTAATAGTTCATATCTTCTTGCCATGATATATAATTTAAAAGTTAGAGGCAGTAATAGGATTCGAACCTATACATTCCAGATCCATCATAAGAGCTATCATTCCTATGTGGTACTGCCTAGTGAGTGATTACTATCTAAAATTTAGATGTAATACTAGTGAGTGTTGAAGACCAATCAAGTAGTCCTTGTAAATATTCATCAGTGAAATTAAAATCATTTACTGTGCACAGGTAACCTGGTGTCTTCTTCAATGATTCTAATGTATGGTTACTACCATCAATAGCCATAGCAAGCATTTCTACACGCATGCCATCAGCCATATCAGTAACACCATAGTCTTTGGCTATCTTAGCCGCTAGTGGTAAGTACGTCATTCTTCTTTTTCTTTTTGTTTATGTTTAGTTTTACGATAATACTTCTTCTTGTTACGATGTATGCGTTTCTTCATAGCATCTTGAATTTCTTTTTGGGTAACTATAATCTTTTTCATAATAGGTTTAATTAAGTGGTACAATATAATCAGTGATGAGATTCGAACCCATACTCATGCCGTAACACGCTCCTTGTTGCTGAGTACTATTGCCTAGGTAATACTCAGTTGCCACTGATTAATTTTGGGTTACTATTATATTACTCTATAGAGAGAGAAGACAATAGATAATACTTGCGGAGTAGACACTTATGTATTTCAACTGCATTGGTCATGACCCCAATGTGTCTATGTCTATGTATGCATCCATGCATAGTTAACTACTCCTAGTTTCTTTGGCCCCACACATAACTATCACTGCTGATGAGACAGTCCTTGCAGATTCATCAAGTCTACTGATAGACAAACGTCTACCACGTTACCTATGTGGGCTCTGCTCTTGTGTTAGCCATATATATACTATGGACTAACTAATTTCTTTTTGGATGCCAACCCAATGATTATGGCAAATGATGGCTCACATTTATTGTGCAATACACGCAAAAAATAAATAAAATGTGGCCAAATTAATTAAATTATACCTATTTCTGTTGCCAAGCTAGGTTATACTCCGGTAATTATACCAAAAGGTTGCGGATGAGTGCTTACGCATTCTCATTACGTACCCAAGAAGGGTCAGTAACACATCCATTGTATTCTACATACATCTTAATGCTGGTTTTAGTTAGACTTCTGTTAATGATTCTTTTATTTTGTGGTAATGATTTAATGACTGAGGATCAAGCACTGCACGGCTATACATGTAGCAATGCAGTGTCTTGTAAACTTTTAAGTCCGTTCTGTTGCTAAGTGGACTACGCTCCGCCTTTGGACCGGCAGGTAGGTGACTTCCTATATGCTGAAAGAAGATTCAACATTGCTGGAGCCAGTGGTATGAACCATATAAGATGGCTCGCCATCTTCTGGCTGAAACCAGGAAACGCTTAAGTCTGCAGAAAGTTCCTCAACTTTCTCAGCAACGCGTCCCGTTGTCTCAGTTCCAACAACACTGAAGAATCTTGAACCAGTGTTAGGATTTCTCACTAGGTCCATCTTCGTGGCACCTTGAGAAACTAGAAAGTCAACCAATGGTTGAGTTTTGCTAAACATTTTTGGTAAAAAATTATTAGTGTTAAACGTTAGGGGGACCTCCCCTACTCAAACATTAGCCGGGGAGCAGAATGGTAGGACCCTATGCTTATGCAAAACACACAATTTTGTAGTATACGCTTGGGCTTGTCAGCAGAAATCACTATATTATTTATATAAAGAAGTTACTATGGAAGAGCCAAGAGATGAACACTATCATGAAGATGAACACCTTACTGAGACTGAAAGACTAGAACTTGAGAGAAGACTACTTGAATCAGCTTATGAGAATTCATTCCAAGTATTAACAGATGAGATGACCTTTGATGAGCTATTAGAGGATAAGACTAAGTTTGGTCTTACTGCTCTATTGGCGTTTGATCCTACTGAGGGTATCCGGAAACATGAATTAGAGAATATGATAGAGCATTACGTGGTAGAAGAAAAGTATGAAAGATGTGCAATATTAAAAAAGATTCTAAATGAAAAGTATCCTGAAACAATTATTAGTAATAATTAGTCTGCTTATATGTAGTATTGTTAGTGGTCAATGTGATAATGGGGCTAATTACTATCCTCCTTCTGTATATGATCCGTTACCGGGTGGGTGGGGATATCCATCAACGTGCAACTGGGCAGGGGAAGTTATTCAATTAAATATAATCGCTGGAGACTCGTATCAATTCTCAACGTGTGCTGAGAGGGGTGGTGTGCAGGCTTCATATGATACGCAACTTAGTCTAAGGGACGCAGCTGGGACTTTATTAGCGTATAATGATGACTTTAGTGGATGCTCTGGGTTTACATCTTATCTATTTTGGACTGCTACGTATACCGGGGTAGCTTATTTACACTTAAATGAGTACTATTGTGCTGATAATTTTGTATGTACTGAGGTAATGATATACAGAGAGGAGTCAATTGCCTTACCAATTACATTACTATCATTTAATGCTACAGCTATAAAGGATGGTGTTCATGTAGAATGGTCTACTGCATCGCAAATGAATAATGATTACTTTAACGTACAAAAGTCTTTAGACGGATATGAGTGGGAGAATAAAGTAACTGTAGAAGGAGCTGGTAACTCAAACACACAAATAGACTATAGTTGGGTTGATCTTAATCCATCTATGGGGGTAAGTTACTATAGACTAAAGCAAACTGATTATGATGGGCAGTTTGAAATATTTGATCCTGTATCTGTAATTATAAGAAGAGAAGAACCTACTCTAATACGCAGATCTACTATATTGGGTAGAGATGTAATAGATGGATATAAAGGAATGGTTATAGAATACTATTCAGACGGATCAGTTGTTAAAACAATTCAGTAAACTTTAATTAGTTAAACTTTTTTTGTATATTTGATTGAATTTTAAATCAAATATAATGAATAAGCCAACAGAGCCTGAAATGTCTCCAGAAGAAATGGAGAAAAGAAGAGAGGAAATTACAAAGTTTTACAAAAAACAAATACCTCATCTAAAAGTTCAATCAGAATATGAAGAACTATTAGCTAAAATTGAAGAGTCTAGAGCAAAAAGATTACAAGCTCAGTCTTTCCTAGCTCAAGCAGCACAAATAATGGAAGAAGGTGACAAACCTGAAAATCAAGCAAGCAAAGATTTTAAAGAGGCTAAATTAAAACCAGTAAAATCATGAAGCTTTTAAAAAAAGGTGATAAAGGTCCAGACGTTGTCACCCTGCAGCAGAAACTTAAGATTGCTGCAGATGGAATTTTTGGACCTCAAACTGAAAAGACTGTAATTAGATTTCAGTTACATAGAGGTTTAAAACCAGACGGAATAGTTGGTAATAAAACCTGGGGTGAATTAATAATGTCAACTAATGTTTCTATAGTAGAGGCTATTGATGAAGATACAGATGTTAATGGTCAATATTTTACAACACCTTATAATCAAACTATACACAGACACTACTTAGGTACATCTGAGTATTTAGCTAAACCTTTACCAATTGAGTACTGTTTTTTACACCATACTGCAGGTAGAGAGAATCCATATAAAGTTGTGGATCATTGGGACAGAGATTCCAGGGGGCGTGTTGCAACGGAATTTGTAGTGGGGGGTCAATCTCATAGAACGGGGGATGATGAATATGACGGTGTCGTAGTACAAGCATTTCCAGAAACTGGATATGGTTGGCATTTAGGTAAAACTGGATCCGGAAAAATGAATAGATCTTCGTTAGGTATAGAAATATGTTCAGCTGGATGGCTAGAGGAATGGATGGGTGGTGATGTTGCAAATCCTGATACGCAATACCGTACTTATTTTAATTCAATAGTTGCAAAAGATCAAGTAATAAAGTTAGATCAACCATTTAGAGGAAAGCAATATTATCATAAATACTCAGATGCTCAAATAGAAGCTGTAAAATTATTATTAGAATATATTGCTGAAAGAGATAACATTGATATGAGATTAGGATTGCAACAATGGATTAAAAAGATGGGTCCAGCAAAAGCATTTGGATTTCAAGAAGATGCGTATTATGGAAAAGTTAGAGGATTATTGTCACACACAAATGTTAGAAGAGATAAGTCTGATGTATATCCAGATGAAAGACTTGTTGAGGTGATATTAAATTTATAATTATGACTCAAGTTACTAAAATTTCAAAAAAGGTTAGAACTAGTTTAGATAAGACGTTGAAGTATCAAATATTAACGCATTGTTTTTTTAATGATGTTCAAATAAGTTCTGCTGATTTAGATTGCCTAGCTTTATTAGCTGTGCTAGGTGAACATGAACTTACAGATTTTTGCAAGATTGCGGTTACAAATAAAATATTTAAAAGCCCTCAATCTGCACGTAATGCTGTAACAAAAGCTGAGAAAAAAGGATTACTTAAAAAGAATGGTACAAATAAAAAGACAATATTCATAGCCAAAGAATTAAAAGTTCAAGCTAAGAATGTTGTACTGTTAGATTATAAAGTTTTAGGTGAATGAAACCAAAAAGCCACAAAGAATTTAAAAAAGGAATAGCTGATGAGATTGGAATACATCCTTCAGTAGTTGATGAATTTGTGGCATTTTATTATTCAAAAGTTAGACAAGCTTTATCATCATTAGAAGATACTAAAGTATTTGTTGATGGTTTGGGTACATTTGCTGTAAGAAAAGCTAAACTTGAAAAAGCCATTATTAAAAATAAAAGTTATTTAGGTGATCTAAACAAGAATACATATAAAGGATATGGGAAAGCTATAGATATAGAAAAGAAAATAAAAGTTCTACAGAATACTTTAGATAAGGTGGAGGAAAACTTAATTAATAGAAAACAATTTAAAGAAAATAGAAATGCCACTAAGTGATATATTTAAAAATAGAAAGGAAATACTTGAGGGTATTAAAAATAGAATCTTTAAAAAGGAGCACATTGAAGCAGAAGCTCAACTAAGATGGAAAATATGTACTGAATGTAATTCTTTAGACCGTGTTGGTGATAAATGCATGGTAACAGGAACTCAACCATGTTGTGGACAGTGTGGTTGTAGTTTAGGTTTTAAATTAAGATCATTATCTAGTTCATGCCCTTTAGATAAATGGAGTGCAATAATGTCTGAAGAAGAAGAGGATAAACTAAATCAACAGATTGAGAATGAAGAAGGTGAGTAAAAAAGATATTAAGAAATGGATGATGGAAATTAAAGGTGGAGACTTTCCAAAATGGTATGCAAAATTAAGTGAAACACAAAAAAAAGAATATCAAAAAGTACTTAATGAATTTAAAGATAAAAGAAAATGAAAGGATACTTTAATTATATAATGCTAACTTTAATAGAGAAGTTTGATAATTGGTATTTAAAAGATATTGTAAAAAAGAGAAAAGATGAGCAAGAAAGACAAAGAACACTTAAATAAATTAAGACAAGTAAAGGATGTGGTTTATAAAGCATCACATAATGTTAATTACAAATATGTAACTTTGAGTTATGAGGCATTAGGTAGAAAAGTATTAGAGCTTAGAGAGAAGTATCCAAATGATCAAGAGTTTGGGCAAGCAGTAAATACTTTGTTGTTGGAAAATAGAGGATGTCCTACATATCCAGGAATACAAAAACTATAATTATGGCAATACAGTTTAAAGAAGAAGGTCATATATATGAAAGTACAGATAATGATAAAATTGACTGGACTAGTGTAACATCTTTTATTGCAATGTTTAAACCGAAATTTGATGCTAAGTCTCAAGCTGCAAAATCTTGTAAGAATAAAAAATCAAAGTGGTATGGCATGAAGCCAAAAGAAATATTAGATGCTTGGGAAGGTGAATCTCAAAGAGCTATTAAATTAGGTAACTTTTATCATAATCAAAGAGAAGCTGACTTACTAGAATTAGATACTATAGCAAGATACGGAGTTGAAGTTCCTATTATTAAACCAATAATAACAGAGGATGGTGTAAAAATTGCACCGGAGCAAAAGCTTTCAGATGGTGTATATCCTGAACATTTTGTGTATTTAAAATCTGCAGGTCTTTGTGGTCAAGCGGATCTAGTTGAGATAATAAATGGTACTATAAATATTACAGACTATAAAACAAATAAAGAAATTAAGGATAAAGGATTTACTAATTGGGAAGGTATAACCAATAAAATGTATAACCCAGTTGGGCATTTAGATGACTGCAATTTAAATCACTATAACTTACAATTGAGTATTTATGCGTATATTATTAAGAAGCATAATCCTAAACTTAAAATAGGTAAACTTACAATTCAACATGTGAAGTTTAAACAAATAGGTGAAGATGAATATGGATATCCAATCAATGAACATGTAAATGGAGAACCTGTATTGGAAGAACTTAAGATGTATGATTTGAAATATCTTAAATCTGAAGTAATTAGTATTATAAATTGGTTAAAACAAAAGAATGTTAATTAAATTATTTGATATACAAAATGAAAAAGTAGTTTTAACTGAGCACTGCTATACATTAGAGTTTTTAAAAGGTATAATGGAAGAATACCCAGATACATATATGACTGTATATCAGTATTTATTTTACATGACTTGTCCTGATCCTGAATTAAATCCATTCTTTAATTTACGTGAAATGGATAAAGAAGATATTATCATAGAAGAATGCGGATTAGAAGAGTCACCTGAAGATTCTAAAATAAGATATGCACTAGATAGATGTGCTAAGATGTATGAAACACCTACATTTAGAGCATATATGGGTATTAAAAAAGCCTTAGATAATATGGCAACATATATGGCTAATACACAAATAACTGATGGAAGAGATGGTAATATATCTCAGATTCGTGCTGTAGCAAAAGACTTTGATGCTATACGTCAATCTTTTAAAGGAGCATACAAAGATTTAAAAGATGAACAAACAACCTCTGTGCGTGGAGGACAAGGACTAGCCTATGATCAATAAAATAAAAACAGCTTTTGCATACATGATTCCTATTTTACTAACATTGTTAATTTGTTATTTTATAGGAATGCCATTTCGTGAAATGAAATCTAGAAAACTTAAAGATTTAGAATTTGAAAATAAAAAATTAAAAAAAGAGATTATAGATCTTGAACGTGAAATGGTATTTTTATCTAATGATTATGACAGAATTTATGAAGAGAATCAAGTTTTTACATCAATAATGGGAGCTATAGAAAATGAACCAGGAGGTCATGAAATATTAAAGACATTATGGGGGGAATACGGTAATGAAGAAGAATAACTTTATATTTTTATATTGGGATGAACCAATATACAAAAAACAGTCTAACAATAAAAAATCAAATGAAAATGGTAAAACAAAAGGTAGTACCAATAGGAAGAAAGGTTCTGATAAAACCTAAAGCACCAGCTCAATATTATCCTGGAACAACAATACTAAGAACAGAAGTAACTGATGAACACATTGCAGAAATAATTGCAGTTGGAGATTCTGTTGAAGGATTAAGTGTTGGAGATGTTGTTAAATATTCAGAACATGCAGATGGTATAGATATGAAGCATGATGGAGATAATGTTCTTTTAATGAACTATGATATGATATTTGCAAAAATAATTGATGGTTAGAGAAATACCTACATATGAAAATAATGATTGGTCTACTACAACATTTGAAGATGATAACGCATTTATAGATTTTTTATTATCTATATTTAAGATTCCTGGTGAATACCGGTTTGATGAAACAGCATTTATATTTAATAAAGAAGCTAGAACATTTAATACTCAAGGATTTTATTGCAATTCCCCATTTAGATCTAAAGATTTTATAAAGTATTGGGATGATCAAAAGAATAAATGTAGACTAGGTGTCATATACAAGAATAAAGGAGAAACCTGGTATCTTACACGGGATTATTATATGTGGTTAAACTTCTTACCAATATTTGATAAGGAAGAAAAGAAGTATGGTTTTGCTAAAGTTAGAGATGCTCAATATCACATGGCAATATATGAGCTGCTAGCAGAACTAAATAATAAACATTCTGCCATATTTAAAAAGAGGCAGATTGCATCATCTTATTTCCATATGGGTAAGATAATAAATCAATACTGGTTTGAAGAAGGATCTG